ACAAGACCACGGGTGTCGTGACCATCCCGACCGTCACCGGCGTGATCTACAAGAACGCTGCGGGCACCACGCTCTCCGCCGGTGCCATGTCCGCCATCGCTGCGGGCGCGTCCGTCACGATCTACTCGGTCCCGGACACGAACTACCACTTCGCGAACAACCAGGAAGACTCCTGGAAGTTCACGCGCGACCCCGCGTAGTAGGCAGGTCAACCAGTCATGCGATTTTCAGGAAAGGTGGGATACGGAGAAACTGTAGAAACCGCACCGGGCGTGCACGAAGACCAGGTGACAGAATTCACATATTTTGGTGATGTCATCCGGAACTCGCTGAAGTCCCAGAGCGGTGAGAGCGTCAACAACGACCTCTCGGTGAGTAATTCCATCAGTATCGTTGCGAACGCGTATGCCCGCGAGCATTTTACGGCGATTCGCTATGTTGAGTGGGCGGGGACTAAGTGGTCGGTCACTGAGATCGAACTGCAGCATCCCCGCCTTATTCTCAGGCTTGGGGGTGTCTACAATGGGCACACGCCTTGAGTTGCATACACTCCTTTTGGGGTTGCTTGGGAATCCGAACGTATATTTCCAAGCACCCCCGAACAATGAATTGTATTACCCCTGCATTATCTACGCCTGGGACGACACGAAAACCGACTTCGCGGACAACTCTCCCTACAGGCGCTCCAAGCGATATCAGGTGACAGCGATCGACCGGAATCCGGACTCACTGATCCCCGACGATATTGCTCAGTTGCCGTTGTCCTCAATGGAACGAACGTTCAAGAAGGACAACCTCAATCACTTCGTCTTCACACTTTACTTCTGAAAGGAAGTAACACATGACCAGGATCGCCTGGGACCAGGCCGGAGAGCGGGTCTACGAGACCGGTGTCGACCGCGGCGTCCTCTACCCCGTCGACAACGAGGGGAACTACCCCGAGGGTTTCCCGTGGAACGGTCTCACGACCGTCACTGAGTCCCCGTCGGGTGCCGAGGCCAACAAGACCTACGCGGACAACCGGGTCTACGCCGTCCTCGTCTCCGCAGAGGAGTTCGGCGCCACGATCGAGGCCTACACCTACCCCGAAGAGTGGAAGCAGTGCGACGGTTCCGCTACCCCTTCTGCTGGTGTGTCCGTGGGTCAGCAGAGTCGCCGTGCCTTCGGTCTCTCCTACCGCACCCTCGTCGGTAACGACCTCCAGGGAACGGACTTCGGCTACAAGCTGCATCTCGTCTACGGCGCGACTGCGGCCCCTTCCGAGAAGGCCTTCGCCACCGTCAACGACTCGCCGGAGGGGATCACCTTCAGCTGGGAGGTCACCACGATCCCGGTGGATGTTCCCGGCACCGACCCGGCCACGGGCAAGGACTACAAGCCGACGGCTCTGCTGACGATCGACTCCACCAAGGTCGACGCCGACGCACTCGCCGACCTCGAGGACTTCCTCTACGGCACCGTGGGCACCGATCCGACGCTCCCGCTTCCGGGTGACGTGCTCGCGATCTTTGCCGCGTCGATCTCTGAGGTCACGCCGACAGCCCCGACGTACAACTCGACCACTGACGAGATCACCATCCCGTCCGTCACCGGCGTGGTGTACAAGATCAACGGCACGACGGTCACCGGTACGGTCGCGATCACCTCGGACACCATCGTCAGGGCCTACCCGACCACTGGCTACCGCTTCCCGCCGGTCGTCCAGGACGAGTGGTTCTTCGACTTCTCGTAACCCATCGAATGACAGAAAGGAGACCAGAGAGTGCTTGTCGTAACAGTTCCTCTGCGCGAAGGATTCAATCATGAAACGCAGGAATTCGTAGTTCTTGACGGGTTCGAGCTGAAACTGGAGCACTCTCTGGTCACCTTGTCAAAATGGGAGTCACATTTCAAGAAACCGTTCTTGAGTGACACTGAGAAGTCCGATGAGGAACTGCTCTGGTATGTCAGAGCAATGATCCTCAACAAGAAAGTCCCCCCGGAGCTTTTCCTCCGGATGTCGAAACAGAACATCCAGGACATCAACGATTACATCGCGGATTCGATGACTGCGACGTGGTTCAATGAGCCGAAGACTTCCGGAAAGAGCCGAGAAAAGATCACCGCCGAACTCATCTACTACTGGATGATCGAGTTCGGGATCCCCGTTGAGTTCGAGCACTGGCATCTGAACCGTCTTTTGACTCTGATAAAGGTGTGCAGTCACAAGAAGGCTCCGCCCAAGAAGATGAGTCCAGCAGAAGCGATGCGGATGCGGGAAGAGCTCAACGAACAGCGTAAGAGAGAAATGAAAACGACAGGCTGAGGGGAGGAAGCTGAATGGCGAGGATCGTATGGGGCGCTACAGGCGAGCGTTACTACGAAAACGGTGTCGATCGAGGTGTTCTGTACGTCGGATCGCTTCCCGGTGTTCCTTGGAACGGTCTCACCTCAGTCAACGTGAGTTCCGACGGAGGAGATGCCAAGCCGTACTACATAGACGGCGTCAAGTACCTGAATCTTCCTTCTCCGGAAGATTTCCGGGCGACCATAAGCGCCTACACATATCCCGACGAATTCGGGGTCTGTGATGGATCGGTGAAAGTCCGTCCCGGTTTGTTCGCTACTCGGCAGAGAAGAAAGACGTTCGGTTTCTCGTACCGGACCATGATCGGAAACGATCTTTCCGCCGAGCACGGATACAAGATCCATCTGATCTACAACGCTATGGCTGCCCCATCGGGAGCGGACTACCGGACAGTCAGCGACAATATCGATCCGGAGGATTTCAGCTGGTCGGTAACGGCTCGCCCTCCAGTCACAACCGGCTATCATCGAACTCCTCATATCGTCATCGACAGCCGTACGACCAACGCTGAAACCATAGCGGTTCTTGAGGATATTCTCTACGGAACCAACGAATTCGAAGCCCGCTTGCCCGACTTCGACGAACTCGTAGAGATATTCGATGACAACGCCACGTTCGAAGTCATCGACAACGAAGACGGAACGTTCACAGTCATCGGTCCGGAAAGCGCCATTCAGATGCTGGACGAAGAGACGTTCCAGATCACTTGGCCGACGGCTATATTCGTCGACGAAGACTCGTACACAATCAGCTCCTAGCAGAAAGGCGGTTAAATGGCTACCGTCACGGGATTGACCGCCGCTGCGATGATCGCGATCCGTGATCAGACGATCGTTGAGGCTGAAATCACGGGTGGGCATCTTATTCTCACCCGGTACGACGAGAGTACAATCGATGCCGGTTCCATAGCGAGTGCTGTAGGTGCCGCGACGGACACCACAGCGGGTGTGGTCGAACTGGCCACCTCAGCCGAAACGATCGCCGGAACAGATTCCACAAGGGCGGTCACTCCAGCAGGACTTCTGTCCCTGGCTTCCACCAAGCAGCCGATCGACGACGATCTCACCGCTATCTCCAACATCTCTCCGGCGAACGACGACTTCATTCAGAGGAAGTCTGGCGTTTGGGTGAACCGTACTCTGGCTCAGGTCTCATCGGATCTTTCGGCAACTCTCCTGCCGAAGACCGGCGGCACCATGACCGGTGCGATAACCTCCAACCGATCGGCAACCACTGATGTGATTCTCGGTGGCGGGATCAGTGGTGATACCTTCGACCGAGTTCGTGAATATGCTGACGGCAAGCGCGAAGTCGGTCCGGGTTCCGGTGCTCGTGATGTGAACTGGTACCGAGCTAGCTCGGGACTCTGGCGAACCGACCACTCGGTGGATATCGTAACCAACCTTACCGTTGGCGGTACGGCTGGATTCACCGGAGCTTTCCTCGGCGCTTCCAACATGAATGTCGGTGCCTGGACTTCGTGGACTCCTACTTGGACCACGACTTCCGGATCAGCGACACCGAGCCTCGGTAACGCCACCGTCGACTGCAAGTACGTACGTTTCGGTCGCACCATCCATTACCGGATGAACATCGTATTCGGTAACACGACCAACTTCGGAACGTCCCCCACAAGCTCTGACAACTGGTTGTTCTCAATGCCGGTAACTGCTGCGGCTTCGGGTGTCCCGATCGGATACGCCTCATATTGGGTGGGAAGCCTGACGAAGGCAACCGCGGGTCTGGCACACCTGAACTCGACCACTCAGATCATCCTCTACACAGGCTCGGGAAGCGCTGACAACTCTTCCCTGGCGGGTGGCATCGTGGACTCCGTCAGCCCTCTGACCTGGGCCAACGGCGACCGTCTGTCCATATTCGGAACCTACGAAGCTGCTGCTTAGGAGGCGGTTTTGGGTACACAGGTCAAGCTATATCTGGCCACACCACGGATCATTCAGCCGAAGACCTGGACGCGGTTGGTTTTCGACAAGGTTCTTCGCGATGATGCCGGTATGGTTCGTGATCTTTCCTTCATCGTTCCGAAGAGGAATACAGACTTCATCTGGAGTCGTGAGATCACCTGGGCAGACCTTTCGGAGATTCCTCCGGATGATGACCGTCCTCGCCAGTTCATGTCGAGGTTCATGCGTGATCTCACCGATGATGACACCGGGACCGACAACGAGATCGATACTCCAGGTCGTGACTGGGACATGGCGACGTGGCAGTTCCACGGATTCGCGAACCAGAGGTACTGCGCTGAGGTCTGGCACGACCACCACGAACAAGCACAGATCGACCACGCCCAGTTCGTAGCAACGACCTGGGACTACTGACCAAACTCGTCCCGAAGGGGTCGCATGATAAGCATCACGTCGTCCGGCTCCTTCAAGAACACCGAAGCTTTCTTGAACAGGGTTTCGAGAGGTGATATTTACCGATCGATCGTTGCCGGTGCTGAAGCAGGAGTAAGAGCTCTTGCCGATGCTACCCCTCTGGATTCAGGCCTTGCTTCGGATTCCTGGGATTACGAGATCGAACGTAGCGGGAAAGCCGTCACGATCAAGTGGACGAACAACGACGTCGAGAACGGATTTCCTGTGGCTATCATGCTGCAGCTCGGTTACGGAACAGGTACGGGAGGCTACGTGCAGGGCAGAGACTACATCAACCCTGCCATGAAGCCCATATTCGACAAGATTGCGGATGATGTCTGGAAGGCGGTGACCTCGGCATGAGTAGTATTGATGAGCGCGTTGTACAAATGCGTTTCGACAACGCGGCTTTCGAGCGGGGTATCGCCAGGACCCGTGACTCGCTCGGCAGGTTCACCAAAGAACTTGAGATGAAGGGCGCCACAAAGGGTCTTTCTGATGTCGAAGCAGCAGCCAAAAGACTGTCTTTCAAGAACATCGAATCCGGTGTTCAGGCAGTTGCTGGTCATATTCGCACTCTGTCGACCAGTGCCGTTCAAGGTCTCGAAAAGGTCGGACACGGTGTTCAGTCGGTAGCTACCAAGGTTCAAGCGATGTCTGCGAACGTCGCCAAGAACCTGAACAGCATCGACAACGAGGGCAAGAAGGTCTCGTTCAAGAACATCGAACAAAACGTCCAGGCCATATCCGACCGCTTCAGAGCGATGTCGGTCGTAGCCACGACTGCTCTCGCGACCATTGCTCACCAGGCCATATCTGCTGGCGGTCAGTTGGTGAAATCTTTCACCTTCTCCCCCGTAATGGATGGTTTCCGCGAGTACGAGACCAACCTGAATTCGATCCAGACCATTCTGGCCAATACACAGGCCGCCGGTACGAATCTTCAGGACGTCACCAAAGCACTCGACGAGCTCAACCACTACTCCGACCAGACGATCTATAACTTCTCCGAGATGGCGAAGAACATCGGTACCTTCACGGCTGCCGGTGTTGCCCTTAAGCCTGCTACTGCGGCAATCAAGGGTATCGCCAACCTGGCGGCTCTTTCCGGCTCGAATTCGGAACAAGCCTCTGGAGCTATGTATCAGCTCTCTCAGGCCATATCCGCAGGACGGGTTACGCTCGAGGACTGGAACTCGGTCGTCAACGCCGGTATGGGTGGTACCGTATTCCAGAGGGCTCTGGCTCTCAACGCTGAGAAGATGGGGACACTCAGCAAGGGTGCGGTAAAGCTCAAGGGCGACATGAAGAATGTCACGATCGAAGGAAAGTCTTTCCGTGAATCCATCACGGCTAAGCCTGGACAGGAATCGTGGCTTACATCGGATGTTCTTACCCGTACTCTTTCGCAGTTTACGGGCGATCTGTCTGATGCCGAACTCGCCGCACAGGGATTCAGTAAGGCACAGATCAAGGCCATTCAAGATCAGGCCAAAATGGCGAAGAGTGCGGCTACGGAGGTCAAGACCGCAACCCAGCTCTTCGGAACGTTCAAGGAACAGCTCGGTTCCGGCTGGGCACAAACCTGGCAGATCATATTCGGCGACTTCGCTGAAGCCAAGGGCTTGTTCACGGGCATCAGCAACAGCATCGGCGGAATTCTTCAGCGTTCTTCCGACGCCCGGAACAAGATGCTCAAGGACTGGGATAAGCTTGGAGGCCGTAAGGCCCTTATCGAGGGCATTACAAACGTCTTCAAGGCTCTTGGGTCGGTAGCCGCACCGATCAAGGACGCTTTCCGGGACATATTCCCGGCAACCACGGGCAAGCAGCTCGCGGACATGACCAAGAACTTTGCGGAGTTCACGAAGAATCTCAAAATCGGAGATGAAACAGCTGGTAAACTGAGGAGGACCTTCGCCGGTGTCTTTGCGATATTTGGAATCGCGTTCGACATCATCGGAGGAGTTGTTGGCGTAATCTTTGATCTGTTCGGAGTCATAACCAAGGGCTCTGGCGGACTTCTGAATTTCACTGCTGGTTTCGGCGATTTCCTGGTCGCCCTTCGGAAGGGTATCCAGGAGGGAGAAGGCCTCAAGAACTTCTTCTCGGGTCTGTCGGCCGTTCTCTCGGTACCGATCAGGCTTGTTCAACTTCTCGGCGCATTTCTGGCGAAGCTCTTCGAGGGCAGCGGTTCCAGCAATGTCGAGAAGAAGGTCGAGGGCATATCCTCCAAGCTCGAGCCTCTCGGAAGGCTTGGGGAAGTCGTCGCGACCGTATGGGGCAAGGTTCTCACGGTCATGGAGAACGTCGGCTCCTTCTTCAATGATCTGGGTGCCAGAATCGCGAAGGTTCTCAGCAGTATCGGTATTGAAGCATCTAGCATGTTCGAGGGTCTGGACTTCGAGAAGGTTCTGGCAGCATTCAATACGGGTCTGTTCGCCGGTCTGGTTCTGCTGATCAAGAACTTTGCCGGTGGTGGTCCTGCCGGTCTTCTCGACGGTATTTCCGACGCCATCGAGGGATTCACAAACACTCTCGGTGCCATGCAGAACACCCTTCGAGCCACGACTCTTCTTCAGATCGCTATCGCCATCGGGATTCTGGCGGTCTCGA